AGTGTTACTTGTGTGTTTGCTGCTTTAGCACTTGCACTTCCTCTCGCAGGTACAGGGATATAGATAGTATCGCCTTTTTTACCTTTGTGAGATAGCTTAGTAACTAGGTTAGCAACCACTAGATTTGACTTATACGCTCCAATTACTTCATCACTCCATAGTTCGGGGATGAAGTTATTAGCTACGGAAGTCGTTACTTGGTTTGAACCCAAAGCCATTTTACTTCTCCTTTATAGTATTATTATTTAACCCTTCCCTCTGCGTATGCTGACTGAATTTCATCAGCCAAAGATGCGTATCGGTTCGGGTCTGTTACCTGTAGATTAATTAAATCTGCTCTACGGTAAACTTTCTTTCCGCCTATAGCTTCTGAAGTAGAACGAGTCTCAGTTGAAGTTGCTTTAAGTGCCTTATCTCTTTTTTCTGTTTCTTGCTTCTGAACTTCTTTGGTCTTGTCAATCATGTTGACTTTATCGAACATATCGAATAGTTCTATAGCATAGTCAGGTCGATAATCACTATCGGCTTTTCTAAACATCTCTGTGCGTATCTCAGATGAGCCTACCCAATCTTGAAACTGTTTACTGGCTACTCTATCTTGCCAATCTGGGTATGCTTTTTCTAAGACACTAACTTGATGTTGTTGTTGCTGGATTTTTCGTTCTTGTCTTGCTTCTATTAACTCTGGATGATTTTCTATAGCTTTGTTTACTGCCTCGGCAGGATCACTATAAAACTGATCTTCAAAATTAACAGTTTCTTCTATATTTGGAGTAGCTTCTGCTGCTCTGTTTTGAGATTCCATTAGGCTTTGAATTAATTTGCGTTGCTCACCAACTTCGCTGGCTTGCTTGCCCATCATCTTCTCGACATTCTGGTACATCTCTACTAATTCTTCTGTTGACTTCCCAGCAAATTTCTCAGGAATGGTAGATTCAGGTTGTGGAGTTTNTTCCGCCTGTGCCTCTTGTGTAACTTCTTCAGTTATTGCTTCTGTTACTTGTTCCTGTTCATTTGTTATTGGTGCATCCGTTGAAGATGCTTCATCTACTACTATACTTGACATGGTTTCTCCGCCCATTATGGGTTATGAAGTGATAAAAGATTGGAGTCTTACAAAGAGTTAATCTTCGTTAGATTGTTCCATTGTGATTTTTGTTGTATTTTCTAAAGTTAATAAAAACCTTAAAATAGCAACTTGACCTTTGGCTTCCCAGAGGTCTTTTTCATCAGTCATTGTGTCGATGTTGACCACACCTTCCTGAATAGTTTCTAAATCAGCAATAAGATCGAGCCATCCTTCGGTCTCCATCATTGCTAATCGATCTTCTATAAAACGGTCATCTGGTTTTGGCATAGATGATTATCGTTTATTGAATATTTCCGTTTACTGCTACTTTTTGACTGGCTTCTCTTGCTTTAGCCAGGTTTAATATAGTCTCTGATTGTAGATGATCTACTTCAGGTATATTCCTAGCTGTCTCTGAGCGTTTGTTTTCTATATCAGCAGCAGTCTTTTCTAACCCAATTGCTTCTTTTTGCAATTTAAGTATTTTCTGTTGGAAATCTATTTCATTAGGCTGATTTAACATTGCCTCAGATTGCCACTTCATTGCTTTAGCTTTTTCTTCCTCTGCTTCAGCTACTGTTTTTTGTATGTCAGCCTGTGCTTGTTGCATTTGCAACTCCATAGCCATTTGCTGCATTTGTTGTTGTTGTGGGTCTGGCTGATTACCTTGCATTAGCGCATTAACAATTTGATCTCTATTGTGAATAGATGAGTTTTGGAACATTGCCAATAATATGACATTAAATGCGGGCGAATCTTTAGGAATAGCTTGTAACATTTGTACCATTTGAGTCATTTCTAACTCTTTAGCCATAATCCCCATAGTTGAGTATGGGATAAACTTGTAATCACTTACAGGGTATCTGTCTACATCAAACTGTATCTTTCTCCACATACATTTATTAATCATAGGAATAAGAAATGTGTTTTGAAAATTCATTAAAGTACGCTTTTGTCTCTTGATTGCTGCACTTTGCATCATAGACATGCCAGAAGCAGTATCGTTTTGTGCTGAACCAGTATCAGCACTACCCGTACCCATTTGAATCATGTTTTGTAGTGAGGCTACTTGGTTAAATGTTGAAGGATCTGTAGTACCCATATCAAGAGGCATAATTGCATCTCTAGGATTGCCATTAGTTAATACAGTTTTGCCAGGTCTAACTTCAAATTTGATGCCTCGTGGCAATCTTGTAGCATCGGCAGCCATCATTGGTGTTGTTGTAAGTGCTAGAGAGTCAATTCTCGCCCTCATTTCAGCATCTAAAGCCTTTTGTGGGTTATAACCTTTCTCTGCTACACCTCTACCCCAAAATTTGTTTGGCACAATGTCGTGTTGGTATGAGATGAAAGGGCGATCTTCCATCATAAAAGCGTTTTCTTCTACTCTTAGTATGTATTCGTCATTACAGATAGTAACCACAGCTTCGACCAACTCGTCAGACTTAGTATATTCAAAATCGTCTTTATCTTTACTTGCCTTTAAAAAGCGTTTAGGTACTAATCCCCAATACTCAGTAATTTTTACTGAATCAGATTCGTCATTCGATTTAATTTCAGGGTCATAGCCGAATTTAACAGTTTGATAATCACCATCTAAAGGCACATCTCTGTATATTCCAGAGCGTATACCTTCAACAACATGGTATCTAGGTTTAATAACTTCGTGGGCGACACCTAATGCTTCATCTATTGAGTTAGCTGAAGGGTCAATCAAAAATTCTTTAGGACTAATAGGTTCAATACGCACATCAATGGAAGGGTATTCGACCAATTGTCGAGTGGTAGTGAGAGTGCCTGCGACTGGCACTTCTGCGGGAGCTTTTTCGATAGTCTGATCAACAACTATCTTACCTATACCCGTTCCATAAATGGCACTATTCAAAAATACCTCACAGACCGCATCTTTACAGCCAGTTTTTTCAAGGTCCTCTTGAAGTAGGTTTCTAACATATTCAGCATCACTTGGGTCTTGGTCAAGCATGTCATCTTGAATGTCAAACCATTTACCACGACCAAAAGTTGCTTCTTCTAGTTCTGCTACTGACGACTCAATAGCTTGTTGTAAAGCTGGAGCAATAAGTCTTGATTTTTCTGACTGCCTAGTTCTATCTTCTTGCAGCCAAATACCTCTCCACAGACGATAATATTCATCCCATTGACGGACATAGTTCATATCTCTATGGTTTCGCCAATTTTCTAGTCGGTAATTAAGCCAACTAGCTAATGCTTGATATTTAGTTTCTTTATCCATACGGGTTCATATTGTCCTTTATAAAGATATGCGAAATTCCCTTATATTATACCCTAAAACAAGCCTCAGACTTCCATATTCTTTGATTTAGGCGTTTATTTAGTTTGGTAAGGGGTAATGTAGGGTAAGCAACAATCGTGCCTACAGTATAGTCTAATGAATTATTCTGTCTTTTTCTTCTATATCAATATAACCATCAAGCAACATTTTACAAATAGTCATATCAACCATTTCAGAGTTAGAATAAGTCTCAAATTTCATTTCTTCAATAAGATTAGCGATTATTTGACAGGCAATTACATACCTTAGCTTAAAGTTATCTTCAGACTCAGAATATATCAGTATTTCATCTAGTTCTTCTTCTGTTAAATCTTCAAAATCAAAATCTTCAGTCATTTTAATATCCTGCTATAGCATCAGTAGGCTGCCAATCGTCATCTAACTCAATTGAGTGGGCAAAATCAGCAACAGAGACTTGATCTATGTAGGCTAGGGCATCTAATAGGTCATCATGTGCCATACGATTAGGAAAATCCATCATTTGATTGACAAAAACCTTCCAATCTCTGTCAGGATTAAAGGAAATCTGCCCATGTTCCATTCTTCCTTGTAATGCCCAGGTAATTCTGTCGTTTTTCTTCTTACCACCGTGTCTAAGTTCAATAATTGACACCCATTTACCCTCAGTACGCATCTCATCTTCCAAATAAGGCAAGATTGCGTTTCTAAGTGAGCCTGTTTCTATACCTACGGTAGCTGATTCGACCTTTAATGCTGAGTAAAGTATTTTTTTGGCAGTTTCTTTAATGTTCCAACGACCATGAAGGATGTCTTTAACCCACCATTTGTCACGATCTATCTTAACAATGGCAATAGCAGTCTCATCTAACCTAGAGCGTTTAAGATTTCTCTCTTGTTCTATAGATTCAAAACCAGCAGGGTCAATAGCAATCACATAATTGCCTTCTTCTGGTTCTTCTTCAGTCTTAAACCACTCCTCCTGAAAGATTCCACCTGAACCTGTCTCAAAAGATGCCTCAAATTCT